AGTCCACGAAGTATCTTTGGTCTCTATCCCTGCGGACGAAACCGTAGGCGTAGGTCGTTCTAAGGACACTTCAATCGAACCCAAACCCGAAATTATCGAAATTAAGGAGACACAAATGTCTGACATCGATATCAATGTTGTTGCCGAAGAAGCTCGTTCTTCGCGTAACAAAGAAGTCGCCACAATTATTGAATTGGGCGCAAAACACCAACGCAGCGACATGGCTGCTAAAGCTGTTGCCGAAGACAAAACTCTTGACCAGTTCCGTGGTGAACTGCTCGAAGTTATCGGCGACAAGCCTCTCGAAACTGCTGAAGTTGGTCTGACCAAAACTGAAGTTCGTGAGTTCAGCGTAATGCGCGCAATCCGTGCAATGGCTAACCCATCCGACCGTCAAGCCCAAGAAGATGCTCGCTTCGAAATGGAAGTTTCCGAAGCCGCACAACGCGCAACTGGCCGTAACGCCCGTGGCGTAATGCTTCCTACGGAAGTTCTTCGTTCGTGGACACGCGACGTAAACACATCTGATGATTCAGCCCTGATTGCGGAAGACTTCCGTGGCGGCGACTTCATCGACGTGCTTCGCAACGCTTCGAGCGTAATGGCTGCTGGTGCAACTGTTCTGAACGGTCTGCAAGGTTCTGTTGCCATTCCTAAGAAATCGGCTGCTTCGTCTGCTGGTTGGATTGCAACTGAAGGTGCTGCATCTGCTGAGAGCGAGCCTACCTTCGGTCAAGTCGTAATGGCCCCGAAGGTGGTTGGAGCTCATACGCAAATCACGCGGCTTATGATGCAACAGAGCTCGCTTGATATCGAGAACCTCATCCGTAACGACCTTGCTCAGGGCATCGCCTTGGCAATCGACAACGGTGCGCTTCAAGGTTCTGGTTCGTCGGGTCAGCCTACAGGCATCAAGAACACTTCGGGCATCAATGCTCCGACTTCGTTCGCTGCTGCTAACCCAACCTTCGCAGAAGTTGTTGCAATGGAAACTGCCGTTGCTGAAGACAACGCTCTGTTGGGCAACTTGGCTTACATCCTGCCAGCCTCCATGTATGGTGCGCTGAAAACAGCACTGAAAGACGCTGGCTCGGGTCAGTTCGTAGTTGGCCCAGACGGTCAAATCAATGGTTATAACGCCATTGTTTCGAACCAAGTCACTGCTGGCGATTTGTTCTTTGGAAATTTCCAAGATTGCCTCGTTGGTCTTTATGGTGGATTAGACATCGTTGTTGACCCATACAGCAACAGCACAAGCGGCACAGTAAACGTAACTGCATTGCAAACTTGCGATGTAGCTGTTCGTCACGCTGTCAGCTTCGCTGTCAACAATGACGGTGCGTAAGCACTAACTATAAGAAACGGGAGAGGGGCTTCGGCCTCTCTCCTACCTTCTTTTTAGACACAGGTGGAAATATGTTTTATTTAGTATTGAAGAACACAGTCGTAAGCGGCATCAAAGCCAAAGCTGGAGACGTGGTAGAGATTAAAGACGCGAACGAAAGCACTTCGCTTGTCGCAATGGGTCGCGTAGAAGCAACACCCGCTCCGCAGCCTAAGAAAGTAAAAGCACCTAAGAAGGTTGCTAACCGTGCTGTAACCGACTTCGACACCCCAGAGGCGGACTAATGGCAGTTGAAACCGCAACCGAACTTGCAGTCTTTTTTGAGGCTGACGACTTTGCGGTTACTGCGTCCTATACTCCGCAGGGTGGCTCAAGCACGAATGTTCTCGGCATTTACGACCAAGAATACCTTGAGCTTGACAGTGGCGGCAGTGTTGCATTCGCGATAAATCAGCCCCGATTCCAGTGTGCCACAGCCTCTGTGTCATCTGCTGCCGAGGGTGACACTGTGGTAATTTCTGGCGTCAGCTATCGGGTTACTGTTGTCCAACCTGATGGCACTGGCGTCACTACGCTGGTTCTGGAGAAACAGTAATGGCTCACGTCCGTAAGACAATCAGAGACAACATCACAACGACCTTGACGGGTCTGGCGACGACTGGTTCGAGCGTATATCAGACGCGCTTCTACCCACTGGCTGAAGCCAAGGTTTCGGGTCTCTGCATCTACACCAACAGCGAAGATGTCGAATACACCACGATGACAACCCCTCGCACACAGATGCGCTCTCTCGACGTTACTGTCGAGGCATATGTCAAAGGCACATCGAACATCGACGACACGCTCGACACGATTGCTGTTGAGGTTGCCGAAGCCCTTGCCGCAGACGTTACTCGTGGCGGCAATGCGAAGGACACGAAGCTCACTCGATTTGAAGCGACTTACGCAGGAGAGGGCGACCAGCCTGTCGGTGTTGGGAGTTTTACGGTTGAAGTTTTATATGCTACAATCGAGAACGATATCGAAACTGCTGTATAGGATTGACACTATGGCAAAGCGAGTTACAGTTTACAAAGGCTCTGACGCGATTGAAGTCTGGGAAGACAAAGTCGAGAACCTTTTGAAGAAGGGTTGGGCTACTGATAAGGCCAAGCCAAAAGCCGAGGTGAAGGCTAAAACACCAAAACCTGAAGCAACCCAAACCAACGAGGCATAAATCATGGCAACTCATACTGGCAGTGAAGGCACTGTAAAAATCGGCAGCGATACCTTATCCGAGATTCGCTCTTACACAATCGAAAGCTCTGGCGAGACCATCGAGAACACAACTATGGGCGACTCTGCTCGCACATACGTTGCTGGCTTGACAACTTTCAGCGCATCCTTCGAGGTCTTCTTCGACGAAACAGACACTGCACAGAACGCAGTTGACGCTGGCACATCTGTCACCTTCTCTGTATACCCAGAAGGTGCTGAAGCTGGCGACACTTACTACACTGGTTCTGGCATTGTTACTGGCCGCTCAGTTACTGCATCTTTTGATGGCATGGTTGAGATGGCTCTGTCCGTTCAAGGAACAGGCGCACTGACCGAAACAACCGTTTAACTTTAACAGACAAGGGGTGGCACTATGTCTGCACTAGGCGAGCGCATTAGCGCAAAAACAACACTCGACGCAAAGCGTGTCGAGGTAGCACAATGGGGTGACGAGAACGGGCCTTTGGTTCTTTTCGCCACCCCACTAAGCTGCGGTGACTTCAATAAAATTCAACGCAAGCATCCTGACTTCCTCAACAGCATGACCGTCGAGGGTCTCGTCGATATGGTTATCTTGATTGCCAAAGACGCTGAGGGCAACAAGGCATTCGACATAGCCGACAAGCCAGTCCTTATGCGTCAACCTGTTGGCGTGGTCTCCTCGGTGGCTGGCGAACTGATGGGCGATATCTCTCAGGTGGATGACGTAAAAAAGGACTAAGCGATGACCGATTGATGGTTATCGCTCTGGCCGACCGCCTTGGAAAGACCATTGGCGAAATTGAAGAAATGCCCTACAATGAACTCGTCGAATGGGTTGCGTATCTGGAGCATATAAACGATGGCCGAAACACCTCTTAAAATTCCTATTGTCGCCTTTGATAAAACAAGGGCTGCATTTTCGTCTGTTAGAGGCGGATTGAATAAGGTCAAAGGTTCTATCTTTAGTGTTAAGGGCGCGTTAACTGGCCTCGCTACTGCTGCTGGAGTTAAGAAGCTGGCATCAGATATCGACAGCCTCGCTAAACAATCATCTCGCCTTGGCGTAACCGTCAACCAACTACAGACACTGCAATTTGCCGCGTCTCAAACAGGCACAGATGCGAACGAGTTGGCCAAGGGTTTTGAGAAGTTCAACAAGTCAATCTCTGAAGCCTCTGGTGGTGTAGGAACGGGCGTCAAGGCTTTTGAGGCCCTTGGGATTACCCTCACCAACAATGATGGCACTTTAAAGGATTCGGACACCTTGTTAGGCGAGGTTGCTGACGGCTTTACAGGCATTAAGGCTCCTGCTGACCGCGTCCGCATCGCGATGGATTTGTTTGGTCGCTCTGGTGCTGGCATGGTCAACATGCTGCAAGATGGTTCGGCGCAGTTGGCGGAAACTCGTGCAGAGTTTAACAAGTTAAGCATTGAGCTAACTGGCCCCCAAGCCAAATCTGTTGAGAAAGCCAACGACCTTTTTGACAAATTGAAAAGAACTTTCGTCTCAATAGGGCAGCAAATCACAGTTGCAGTATTGCCTGTCCTCGCGTCTGTCGCCAAAGTCATAACCCAAGTCGTGTTAGTGTCTTTCGCTAGGCTGATTGAGAACTTGGGTGTTCTGCAAGTCGCGTTTGCCAAGTTCTTTAACAAAACTTTCGCCACGCTTCCTATGTTTAGTAAGATGTCAGAAGAAGCGTTCGGCTCGGAAGCTGCCAAAAAGATGCGTGCCATAGCTGACGCATACAATTCTGTCAGTGGCGCGGTTGACAAGGTTGGAGAGAGCGGCGAAGGCGCGGCGGATGGCATCGAGAGAATGGAGACATCACTTCAGAAGTCTGTTGCTAAGTTAAAGACCTTTTCCAAGGCGTCCGAAGACGTTAAGGCAAAACTAGCAGACATAGCCGTAAAAGGCGTCAACACTTTGACAGATAGTCTAGTGTCCGTAGTAAACGGGACTAAGTCTGCCAAAGAGGCGTTCAAGAGCATGGCCGCAAGCATAATCAATGACCTGCTGAAAATTATGATACAGAAAAGCATCACTGGCCCACTGGCTGGCGCACTTGGCAACCTCGAGTTCTTTAAAAAAACATCAACTCCAACAGCCGCTATTGGGGGGCCCATGCAGAGAGGGAGAACCACTCTAGTCGGCGAAAGAGGCCCAGAGTTGTTTACACCAAGCTCGTCGGGGTCTATTGTCCCGAACAACCAGATAGGTGGAGGCGGTGGTGTCACCGTTAACCAGACGCTAAACATCAGCACGGGCGTGTCGCAAACTGTTCGCGCAGAAATTGCACAGCTTATGCCTCAGATTTCGAACTCCGCCAAGGCGGCTGTCTTGGATGCCAAGCAGCGTGGCGGCTCATTTAGTAAGGCGTTCTAATGGCTTATTCATACCCCTTAACATTGCCCACTGTGTCTGGCATTCGTTCCATAAG